CTGCACCCTACCCTGTTGGTGTTGGTAGTTATAGTGAAGAATTTGATGCTGCTTACGCAATAGTTCAAGTTAAAGATACAACAAACGATAGATATGAATTTGCTGAAATCATGATGGTTGATGATGATGATCGTGTGTTTATGACAGAGTATGGAAATGTTATAACTGGAGCAGGTGCAGGATCAGTTGGTGGTATAGGAACCATAGATGGAAGAAGAGATGGATCAGATTGTTTCACAGAAATAACATTTGTTCCAAAGGCAAATACAGCTGTAGAAGTTAAGACATTTATTCATGCTCTTAAGGTAGTTGAAGATAGTTCTAAAACAGAAGATATTGAACTTCAGTCAGCATCTATTCAAAGTAAATTTGATGTTTATGAAGGAACATTCTTTGGTGCTAGAAGAGAATTCCCAATACAAAATGAAAGTAATGAAATATTCAAAAAGAATTTTGATGCAACAAGCACAGAAATTGTAAATCTAACAAATAATACCATTAGTATTCCAAACCATTTCTTTGTAACTGGTGAGGAAGTTGAATACCGAATAAAACAACCAATAATAGGATGCACTACTACTGGTGTTGGAGCAACAACAGATGCTATTGGTATTGCAGCAACAACTGCTACCTCTCCTGCAAATATAACTTATCTTCCCGATTCAGTCTTTATTGTTAAAGTTAGTGGTAGTTTAGTTAAACTTGCAGC